CCAAGTCCATGCTGCGTGGAGGATTGCTCCCCGGCGCGATGGCGTGGGCTTTAAGGGGCTCTAAAACAGGTTTGATCAGCACGCCGTCGTTTTCGTAGACGAAGGGCGGTAAGCCACGAAGCTGCGCGCTCTGCATGTAGGTGCGGATAGCTGTATTTAGTAACCGGATATTCTGAAGCGAGTCGCGTCCGGGGCAGTTACCGTAAACATCATCCGTCATTTTTGTCCAACGGAAGACAAGGAAGGGAAAAAAATCATACGCTCCCTGTGAGAGCATCGTCTGGGTTTCCATGTGGATGTAGACGCTCTTAAACCGGAGCGGTCCTGTAGGAGAAACAGGGTAAACAAAGTGGAGAATATCGGTACGCTCTTCGGTCTGAGAGCCTTTGTAGGGAATCGCGGCATAGGCTTTTCCGAACTTAATCAGACACTGCCGATTCGTAAGTTGAAATTTACGACCTAGCACATCCACCATTCCCTTGTCATTTTCGGCGATCGAGCACTCGGAAAGAGGCATGGGGCGAAGCGCGAAAGTCTTGTTATCATCCAGCAACGAGATGATAGCCGTTCCGAGTGCCGCGCCTTCGCGGTACAGCTCGGGCATACTGAAATTGAAACCCACTTCGGGGTCGGAGTACATGTTGAAGATGGCGTCTGCGCAAGCCTCAAAATAGGCCATGACGTCGTACTGCATATCAACGTCATCGACGCCGCAGTGGAGAGCAAACCACCGGGATGACGGGTTCGTTATGTAGGAATGCAACCCACTGACAAGAGTGTTAAGCGCCCATATAGGCGCGTCGTAGTATATCCGCTCTTTGCGGTTATACGGAATCATAATCCTACGCGTAAAGTCTTTGGCGTTCGGGATTACCAACTCCCGTATCTCCTGCCACAGGGGTTCCCATATCTTACGATGGGCATTGATTTCATCGTACCATTTTATGATCTTATACGCCTCGTCCTTACTCCCTGAGCCTTCTGCCAATCCTGTTATGTCTACACTCATGATTAGCCGCCTAGTATGGATGCTTTGTTAGAAGCTGCTGTCGTATCTGTTGGGGTTTGGGATGCGAGGACGCCTTTCGCTTGCTGCGCCTTGGCGTCCGCTGCCACCGCCTGATCCCCTGCTGTTGGATTATTATTTGTAGCCGACGGAGGCGCTGCAGGCGAAGGGGTTACGGCTGGCGCCGTGGGCGTGGAGCTGCTACCAAAGCAGTAGTAATACACGGGCATTGTGTCGTACATGTTAACCTCCGAGGATAGTCTTGACGCTTGTTTTATTAGCGTTAGGGACAGTTCCGCCTAAGCTCTGCCCACCTTGGGTATCCGCTACGTAGAGACGTTGCGCTGCTTGCTCTTGCGTTCCTGCGGCTGGCTGGCTGGCAGGGGTTGGCGGCGTGGCTATCGGTGCGGGCGCCTCGGGAGCTGCTTGAGGCGTAGGAGCACCCCCACTGCCAAAATAGCACCGCATTTCAAAGTCTAAATATTTAGGTATGTTCATACAAATCTAAGTATACGGTTGATCTCCATTATGACAGGTTCAGGACGATCCAAGTGCGTCCGGTTCCATGCGATGAGCCTTATATCGCACCCGTAGGTTTTAAGCAAGCTCAATGAGTAACGTATCGCTTTGCCCATCTTACACTTGCACCCGGCGACGGACTCTACCCACATACAGTGTCCGTCCCAGTCGATAGCATATCTATCCTTAACTCCTGTACTAACTTCCTTGACGGGCCTGCCGATGCAGTACCCTTCACCATCGGTTATGGCCAGCCCTGACGCAATGTAGTATCCGAGATAGGTGGTAAAGGTTTCGTCTTCCCAGTCTCTCGTGCATGATATTTCTTTTCGGGTCACGTCCATCATGCGTTGCCCATCTTCCGCGCGAGCGATTCTGAACATATTGACGAAACTAACTGCACCATATAGACTTGTCAATATGACTTCCACCTTGGCGAGGTACTCGCCTGATCGATTGCTGGAACTTTGGAAAACAGAATATGGCTTTGACCTCGATATGGCCCTGGGCCGACAGCTCGCGCTGATCGAAGCTAGCAAAGAGATAAACCCGCTGGACAAAGTTGACGCTTTTATCAAGGTCAAGAACAGCGTCGAAAAGGCTAAGAGTGGGAGCAAGGATATCAAAATAGGTCAACTCGCTGTCATAGGCCGCGACTTTTCAAAGGACAAGTGAAACTGGGAGCTATGAGAGGCGGAGACGTTGTGCGGTCTATGCCGCGCGACGTTCTATTGGAGCAAGCCCGAACCCGCATGCTAGCTCGCTCCGAGACGCCTATAACTATAACGGATAACCCTGTCGCTGAGATCGTTAGCGGGGTATCCGACAACACTCTTGTCCTTCCCGCGCTCGGATGGCGGCCTCGGCCCTACCAACAAAAAGCATGGGACTACTTCACAAGCCCACCCAACCCGAATAAAAAAGGTATCTGCAAACTGGGCGTCATGTGCTGGAGCCGACGAACTGGAAAAGACAACTTTCTCCTCAACCTGATCGCCTACATGACCACCAAAAGGAAAGGTACGTACTGGCACGTATTTCCTGAATTAAAGCAAGGCCGTAAAGCTATTTGGGAAGGCTACACGCAGGGAACAAATGCTCATCGCAACATCGACTATATCCCTGAACAGCTACGCGAGGGTAGTAATGCAAACGAAATGCGTATCAACCTCGCCACGGGTTCTACCTATATGTTGGTAGGCGCATCCAACCCGGATGACGCTGCCGGGTCAGGGCCTATCGGCGTAGGCTTCTCCGAGTTCGCGCTTATGGACTCCGATCAAATATGGCGTGTCGTGAAACCCATGTTAAACGCGAATGGCGGATGGGCCTGCTTCATATCCACGCCTCGAGGGCATAACCACTTCAAACAAATTTACGACTTCGCCGCTTCCGATCCTAATTACTTCGCGGAAACTCTCACGGTCGATGAGGCCGTATGGACAGAGGACGGAAAGATGAAGCGGGCCGTCGAATACGAAGCTATCGAAGAAGATCGAAAGATGGGCTTCCCGGAAGAGTGGGTTCAGCAAGAATACTGGTGTAGCTTCTCCGCTGCTGTCGAAGGTGTTATATTTTCCAAAAACATGGTGGAGGCCCGCGCCAGCGGACGGATAACGCCTTTACCTTACCAGCCTCATCTACCTGTTTTCACCTCATGGGATGTTGGTTGGCGAGATGATATGGTGTGTCTCTTTTTTCAACTCGAACCAACAGGTGGCATAAATGTCATCGACTGCGAAGCCGGAAGTTTCATGGACTTCCGACAATTCAAAAAAATTCTTTTATCCAAGCCTTATCAGTATGGACGGCACTACGGCCCCCACGATTTGCGCCAGACCCGTGCAGGCGGTTGGAGTTCGTTCCGACAAGCAATCGAAGCTGGTATCAATTTTACCATCCTACCCAAGACCGGTGTCGATGAAGGCATCCAGAGGTGCAGAGCTTTGTTTCCCCGCATCCGGTTTAGCTCCTCGAAGTGCGCGAAGCTAATCGACATGCTGGACGCCTACCGCCGGGAATACGACGAATCGAAAAAGGTCTACACCGATCCTCGGCACGACAAGTCTTCTCACTATGCGGACGCCTTTAGATATATGTGCCAGGCCGTACCGGGAAGCCTTGGCGAGTTGTCCTATTTTAACTCCCTCGGTGACGAATCCGAATCATGCGAGATAGACCGCAATGAACCCGCCCGCGATGATCAAGATTGTCTTTGGAACATACATGCGGTATAAGGCGGCATGACTCAAGAAGCCAAAAACTGCTTTACCAAATTCGACTCCGAGGTTGCGGGCACAAATATAGATCCCGGCCTTCAAAGTACTCTCAGGAAGAACGCTCTCCAAGCCTTCAAATCCAATGACAGGGACGCGCTGCGCTCCACAATCCAACAGGCTATCGACGAACATAATTTTGGAACCGCTACCGCGCTCCGGCATGCTCTCAACGACGCCGAGGTTGTTCAGAACAACACGCGCAAAGCAATCAAGATACTGGACACGACCAAAGGGGAAACACCCCATTACGCTTCTGCTGCGGACGCCTTGGCTGTAGGCGATGACGGTCGATCGACTGGCGGTCAGGCGCACATAGACCTTGCGTTAACCCATGGGGCCGACAAACAGACAGGCCGTCTGATGAACTACATTGACGGGCTCCTCCCTTATCTGAAAGCCAATGGAAAGGCTTATGCGGAAGCCATCTCAAAGGCCAAGGGGTCTACCCGCAAGACCCCTAATCTTGATGCACTATCTTCCAAAGAGCAGGAGATTCTCAGCGGCGTAGCCAAAGAGTTCACCGCGCACGCGGACGACATTCGCAACGAAGTTAATGCCAAAGGCGGTAATATCGGGTACGACCCGGATCAAGTTATAACTCTACACTATGACCCTTTCAAAATGGCGAACGCCTCGCTGACTTCTAACCTGGACAAGGCCGCCAACTTCTTCCGCGACCGAAGAGGCACGACAAAGGACTACGAATCTTTCCGGGACTTCATGTCCCCCCGCATCGATTGGAAAGGCATGGAGGCTGATTTTAATGCCGAGCCAGAAAGGAAAAACAATCCCAGCCGTATCGGCTCAAGCAAGGCCAAGCAGGAAGAGTTCCTGAAGGAGTTCTATGATTCGCGCATGGGAGGCGGAAGATCCCTTGACTCCACGGGGCAGCTTGTCGCCGAGGGGGAAATGGGGGAAGTGTCACTTCGCCCGAAGACCCTGAAAGAATTTAATCCTTCGAGCGCCTACGATCATAACTCGGTGCTCAAGTACGTATCACCTGCAGCCGTCGCGGAGATCAATGAAAGGTTTGGAGCTGGTGATATGATCACTGCTATGAATAACCAAGTCCGGGGTATGGGACGCCAATCCGCCGCTTTGGAGAATCTTGGGCATAATCCTGTTGCCAACATGACTAAAGTGCTGGACGCTTTGCAAGCTCATCAGCAAGCAGACCCAAAGTTGACGCCCGGAGACAAAGCCGCGCTGAAGCTGGAAGGCGACAACGCCCGCGCCAATATTCTGCGCACTATTGAAGACCTATCGGGCGCTGGCCCCCGCGCCAATGACACCGCCAAGCTGCGGATGGTTCGCGCCTCCATGCAGGCTTTAAACTTGGAAGTCCTCGGTAAAGTCTTGTTTCCCCATATGAACGCTGTGGGCTCGAACTTCTTCGCCATGGGGCCGGATGGCTTCACAGGTATGCGCCGGTTCCTTCTCCCCCTCATAGAGGCCAAGAACAGCCTGACCCACGAGGACGGTCTGGACTACACCCGTAATATGGGCATCTGCTCGCGTTCCATGTTGAGCGAGATGCATAATATAAGTGCTTTCTCTTCCGGTGGCGCTCTTAGCCCCGAGGGATGGGTCGGCGCGGCGAACCGCATATTCCTCAAAGCATCTCTCCTTACCGGTTTTTCCGATATCGGTCGTCCAGCTATCCCCAAAGCCTACTCCAATGAGTTTGCCCATTACGCGGGGAAGTCTTTTGAGGAGCTAAAACCTGGACTCCAAAATCTTCTGAACCGGTACGATATTTCCCCTGAGCACTGGGATATCATGCGCTCCAAAGGCGCTTATGAGGACGCTCATGGCAATAAGTACCTTGACACCGACCTTCACCGCTCCGACCAATTTAAGGACGACCCCAAGGGGCGAAGGATGGCGGATCAAGCCTCCGCCCGGTTCCAGCAAATGTTTTATGACGTCTCCAACGCGGCATTCGCCACCCCTAACTACAAGACCATGCACGATGAAGTCTGGTTCAAGCCTGACGCCAAGCACCCCATCATGTCTCTTATGTCGGGCCAGTTTCAGAGTGTCGTAGCCGCCATGGGGCACCGCGTGTCCGGGGTCGCGTGGAATCAGCGCGTCAATGGCTCTAACATGTCTTCTGTCGCGGCCATGGCTCGTTATTACGGCGGTATGGGCATGCTTGGTATGGGTATTGTCGCCTTGGAACAAATGGCCTCTGGTAAGAACTCTTTGGGTTTTATCACCGATCCCGACATGGAAGACTCCGAACGTTTAACCCACGCGGCTCAACTCGCCGCCGCGGGCTGGGATCGTTCCGGCGTCATGGGCAAGTGGTCTGCATTGTTTTTAGCCCGTAGCGCACTTAGCACGGTCATTCCGGGTATGTCCCAATACGATGCCACCCCTCGCTTGGGTGGGGCTCTTCTGAGCCATGCGGAACGTATTGGCAAAGCTTTGGCCCACACTTTCGAGGGTAAAGACAATCGCGGCGAATGGGCCGACGTAGGGGTTGATAACGTTCCCTTCGCCAATTTATTCTACATCCGGCCTATCATCAACTACCTCGCTCTCTACGGTCTACATGAAAGCCTCAACCCTGGTTATCTTCAGCACATGGAGGGTCTGGCGCGTAAGCAGGGTAACCCCTACGCCTTTCCTCCCTCAGAGTACGCCGCTCAACCCTTCGGCGATTAAAACAGACCTGCCAACTCTTTTGTAAGACCCGTTCCCTCGACCCATATCCGCACCCCCGGCTTCGCTTTGTCGTATTCCGGTGGGTCGAATACTGGAATCAGCTTCGTGAAGTTATCGTCCGCGATCCAATCATATTGAACCATCAAGTCTTGAACAATCTGTGCTGCGTTTATGAGGTCGAATCGGCGGCGAGTGCCACGGATGAAGGTGAAGTGCACCTTGATAGGGTCGGGCATGTGGGAACGCGATCTCCGAAACGCGGGGGCAAGTTCTTCGTAGATAGGCTCTGCGGCCTTCCTATAGCGTCTTGTTGGCTTACTGTCAAATAGCCTTTTCATTTTTATATTGAAGTTCTTTGAATTCTTGGATGAAGGGACTTCTCCGGGTATGAAAAATTCGGGCATGCTGTACATTATTCTCTCAAAAAATTTTAGGTCAATCCAAATTATTTTCCTAAAAAGCGCTTGCGACTCCCCACGCGTCCTCAGAGGGGCTCCACCCCCCTAGGTACCTAGGGGGGTTCCGCCTCATACGGTCTGTGTCCTGGGTAACTCTCATATCACGTGCCCGACCACTGGTATGCTCGCTACGCTCGTATGTCGGAAGCAACGGCGTTCCGCTCGCCTTGGCTCGCTTCACCTTAGAGGCTATCGCCTATCAGGGTTCACTGTGTGCTTACGCACAAGTAAAGCAACGGCGTTACGCGCAGTAGCGCTCCACCTTGGACGCTCCGCGTGTATAGGGGTTCGAGCGCTAAAGCGGCTTGAAGATGTGCAGCGAGCAAATGGGCAAACCACAGGTTAGCATAAAGCGTTGGGGGTCAACGACTTATACTAACGGCCGTAAGTCATTGACTATCAACACTTTATACTAACCAACTTTCTGACGTAGGTATTTTGGTTAGCATAAAGCGTTGTAACCACAACGACTTATACTAACCGTACAACTGTTACCTATGAGTGGAGGGGTATTTTAGGCCTATTTTGACACTATACGGTTAGTATAAGTCGTTGTGGCTACAATAGTTTACAGAAGTTGGGGCTTCATCTTTTTTGATAGGTTAGCATAAGTCGTTGATGTCCAGTGATTTATATCTTACCTAAAACCCTACCCTAAAGGGGGAGCTTTTTGGGCGAAAAAAAGCCGAAAAGCCCCAAAGCGGGCCCTACCACCTGCGCTAGCGGGTTTCCCAACTTTTCCGTTTTTGTCTCCCCTAAACCTCCCGCCTATTTAGGGCACGCCGGAAATGTCATAGAATATAGGGATTAATGAGCGTAGGACGGCCATAGTAGAGTTTTGAGGCCCTACCTAGGGCGATGTTAGCAGGTAATCAACCTAGGCAATCCTAGACCGTGGCTATATTTGTACAATATGATGTTATTTGCACAATATCTGTACGTATTTGCACAGATATTGGTTGTATTTGAGCACACATTCGCGTCTATATGGGAGTTAAGATACACGTCTAAAATAGTTTTGCGCCATATATCGTTGCACAATAGCCAGTTACGCAAAAACGTGTGCAAGCTGGCATGGCTCCTGCTTATAATGATAACGTATATGACAATCACAGAAATTGCAAAACTAATTGGCCAGCCGTGCGAGACGTATGTCTCACTGGGTGGAAAACAATACGCGGTAACGGGTGTAATCACGGACGTCAAGCACGCCTATGGCAACACACGCTACCAGGTCAAAATCGATGGACAGGATGCCACAGGCTGGACAGAGACGGTTATTTTAGAGGAGCGCAAATAGATGAAGGAGCCAAAATTTAAAACAGTCGATGGATATTTGACCGGACACGCGCTGTCATGTGGCTACTTTGAGAGATGGGTTTTTGGGGACAAAGAGCTGCAGCTCACCAAAGACGGGGACTACCAAGTGGTACTTTATGGGGTTGGCGGGCGGCGAATATTTGAGCGTTATGGCATCCGAAAGATAAGCGTGGCCAGATACGTTTATATTGGCTGCATAAAAGACGTTAGAAGCGGGATTATGTACTGACTCGAAAAACGAAAAACGAAAAACGAAAAACGAAAAACGAAAAACGAAAAACGAAAAACGAAAAACGAAAAACGAAAAACGAAAAACGAAAAAACCTATGATCAAAATACAAATGGAACGGTACGACGAGACGCTGATGCGTGGCTTTGACGAAGACGGAGAGTATTGGGATGTT